ACATTGGTAAAGTTTTTACTTTAAACTTTTTACTAAGTTTAGTTTGAGAGTCAGTATCTAAAATACAAATAATTTTATCATCGAGATTGTCTAATTTAGATAAATCGTTTTTAAGATTAGAACAATAAGCACACCAATCCGCAGAAAATACTAATAATACTTTTTGTCCTGTGTCTTTAGATAGTTTTAATGCTAGACTTAAATCTTCAACATAAGCCACATTTTGATGAACAATATTTTGTGCTAAACAAGTATTTGGATTGTGTAATACGCACAATAACAATAATAAATAAATCAGAATACTTTTCATAACCACTCCTTTAGTTCTACACACTCTTGATATGCTTGGTCATTATTAGTCAATCCCTTAACCAATTTTTTTAAACAAGCATTTTCTGTTTCTAAAACAGATACAAGATTTTCAGCAATATTGAGTGCTGTATGTAGTTTGTGAACCTTATAGACTAGCTCATCATTTATAGAATTCATAATAAGTCTCCTTGATGACCTAGTATATTTATACACTATAAACTATTCAAAAAGCCTCTCAGTTCTTCTATTTGACTTTTATCTAGCATAATTTGATCAGTATATGGTTGACCATATCTTAGTACTTGATAAATATACCGTAATTTCTGATACCAACTCATTTTATGACAAAAAGAATTATGACTTTGATAAATACATAAGTCTATAGATTCAAATTCTCCATCATATCTTACTACCAAAACCTCACTATCACAATCGCATCTTATAAATGCTGTTCTAAAATCATGCTTTTTTGTTTTTTCGTTTTTTACCGAAAATTCGTTCATAGTTTTTATCCCAGGTTTTTTGATCAATACTTTTAGGGCGACGTTTACTTCCTTTACCGTTTTGACTCATCATAGTCTTTCTATTATTCGTGTTATTTCTATCATAAGTAATAGTGTTGGGCTGTCAAGAAAATATAACTTTTGCTGTCGAGTGGTGTATATAGTATTATAAGGAGTCAATATGATTCGACAAAAAGTATCTGGTATCTATAAAATTATTAATACCATAAATAATAAATATTATGTTGGATCTAGTTATGATATTTATTATAGATGGAGAAAACATAAAGAAAAACTCAATAAAAATAAACATCATTCTATTAAATTACAAAGATCTTGGAATCGTGATGGTAAAGATTCATTCAGGTTTACAATTATAGAAAAATGTGATAGGTCATTATTGATAGAAAAAGAACAAAATTATCTTAATATAGCAGAAAAAAATAAAAAAGATTCATATAATATGATATTTAATGCAATCAGACCACCTGATCGTTTTGGGTGTAAACATTCGTGTTGGATTAAAGTGTCTAATAAAACAAAACGTCTATTAAGAGAATATTGGATAAAAAATGGCACTATGAAAACATTAATTTTTGCAAAAACTCGATATAATATAGGATCTAAAATAGTATGTAATAGACTTATTCCTAGTTTTAAAAAACAAACAGATGAAAGACCAGAAAGATCGATAACAGATCAGACTATTTATACATTTTATCATAAAAGCGGCAAGATATATACAGGTAAAAGAATTGATTTTATTAAACAGTATAAATTAACAGAATGTTGTATTTCTAATATGCTTGCTGGAAGATTTAAAAGTCACAACGGATGGTCTTTAACTAAAAATTTATCAGAGCCGGACAAATCTGGACTTAATAACGCTAACTGCGATAAAAATTTATATACTATATACAACATTCATACTCAACAAAAAATAACTGATACTAGATATGCAATATATGCTATAAAAAAAATACTAAAAAAAGAAATTATATACAAATTAATTAAGAAAAAAATTAAAAAAACCAAAGACGGCTGGATAATTTATGATTCTAAGCAATGACTCCAATATCGGCAATCCTCCTGTTTCTGTAAAGTATTCCAATACAAAGACCTCATAATATAACAGGGGACTCCGGCCTTGCCGCAGCGAACACTCCAGTGTCTTTCGATTTTCTTATAAGTTTCCATACCCTTTGGACTCTTGTTATACTTTAGTGTTTCGCATCCATATAGCCTAAGCAAATGAACATCCAAACAAACTACTCTACATTCATTCGGGTTTTGCATTTCGCAACTAAACGAGATTTTCGCTGCTCCTAATCCGCGAATTTTTTGGATAATACTATCTCTCTGCTTAACGTGATACTTTTTGGTAGTAATAATATAGTCTTTGGGATTACTCCAAAACTTATCTTTAAAATCCCAAATATATTCTGTACGGTTGTTGTGCAGACCGACGCCACTGTCTTTGATCTTGGTAAGCAAGAGTTCTTTGTTATCAAACCATTCGCTAAAGTTTTTGACTGCGTTATAACCTTTCACGTTGCTTTCCCAAGTAGTATGAACGCTCATAAAACTAAACAAATATCGACGAAAAATATCTTCGTGATTTTGAGGCTTAATACTCTCCCAATACTCCTTATATGAAACAACTTTGTCTCGTGGAAAAGTTTCAAAGAAAATGTCAGCCTTAGTCTTGTCCAAAGTAGTATTCTGAACGGGTATAACAGTATTCTCAACAATCATAGGTTCCTCCAAAGTTTAATAGCGTTATGCTACGATTCTACACTAAGTGTATCGGTTTGTCAAGACCTCTTTCTTTAAACCGTCCTAGCAGACCCATGCAAAAATTTAAAAGTTGGGAAGCGTAAACTAATGCCCCCATCTTGGTTCTTAGTCTCTTCAAAATACTGGATAGTTATTTGCTTGCCCAAAATTTTACAAGGATTACAGTAAAACTCTTGACGCTGTTCAATAGAGAATCCACTACCAATTCTAACAATATGACCCTTATGTTTAATCATAACACAACTCAGCATAGTTTCTTCATGCTCTTTACCATTTAGAACATACCTAAATGGCCCCATTTCTGTGTCGATTACTTCATATTCATCATCAAAAAAGCTCTTATATTTGAGTAGGTCTTTGCTTCTCTTTCCTTTATATGGCTCATCAGCACGAAGCATCAAACCCTCATAACCATATTCCTTTGCTTTTCCTGTCCATTCAGCAAAATGGTCATCGTCTTTAATGAGTTCTTGACCAAGAACACTAAGACAAACGCAAGTATTCTCTCTCATTACTTCTCGTAGGTTATTGTAACGAATAGAATATGGCTTATTTTTTTCACCTTTCTTATTGTAAAATTCATCGTGACTAATCATATCAAAAATTTTATAAGATGGATTAGGAATAGTATGATCCTTCTTTTTAAGTTGCTTCATAATACCCTGAAAATCTTCATTACCTTCGTCATCAACAAGACAAAGTTCACCATCAAATACTACATTAGTAACACCAAGAGCCTTAATCCCACCAGCAACAATATCTAGAGTATCGAATGGCTTTCCTGTGCGAGAATAAAATGATGTATCTCCGTTACTATCAACAATACCAATACATCTAGCACCATCAATCTTTCGACTAACATACCAACCATCCTTCCAATCTACTAGTTTAGGTTCGTACTTATCCGCCAGAGCAACGCTAAACTCTGGAATATGATCCGGTATAGCCTTGTTGATAATCTTATCACCAGCACGGGTTTTCAAATCTTTGTCGATAATACAATGGATAAGTTCTTCGTATTCGGAATAGTGTTCGATAAAACTATTCACAGCAGAGATAGCGTCATGTCCAGTAATCTTTCGACTCTTTAGAGCATCAAGCAAATCAAAGAAATTTTTGTATTCATTTTTTCTGGCTACAAGATGACTCTTTTTCTTGAGATTATCGCTAGTAACATTATATTGCCACAACGGATGATAAGTATAAAGAAGAATTTTCTTAGCAAATATCGCTGATGGATTATTGAAAATCCCACAATTAATCTTAATAATATCTTCTTTGTCTTTTGTACTACTAGTTGCTCTCAGGGCATCAACCATATTCTGCACATAATCAAAATGGTGAGTCATCCGTTTAGTCTCCTTTGTTTAGCGTAGTATACCATACGCTAGTCCTTTGTCAAGTATCGACAATCTAGTGCTGCTTCTTGAATCTTTCGCTTAATTTTTGTACTAAATCACTGCCCGATGTTGTAAAAAAACAAGGGAATAAAGAATGTACTATAAGATAGAATCCTGCTATTAAACAATTAACTCCATAGAACATAGCAAAAACCATATGTTCATTATAGGTCATTTTATTTTCTTCTAAGTGTTCAGTCCACTTTTGTTTTATGCTCATTTATCCAATCCACAAATTTTGATACTCTTGTATGACCAGATTCTTCACCATATGTAGATCTGGGACTTTTTTTACCAACACACATTAAACAAGAATTAATACCGGCTAATTTATTGTCTATAAATAGTCCACCACCACTATCTCCGCTTGCTATTAAAAATTCTAAACTCGTATATCTATCACTACTTCTGGTTGATGGTGTGCATACTAATAAGTCTCTATCTATAAAATCTATAAAGTTAGATCCTGCTCTTTTTTTATGATCAGATAATACTGCACCAGTATGAAAAGTTCCAGTTAAGCCATATCCAGATATGCAACTAATTTTTCCAACCTCGTCCGATAAAGTATAAAGTTTTGGATAAAAATCTAAACCTATTTTTTCTTCTACATAACCTAAAGCAATATCAGCAATACCAAATGTTTCTTCACTATAATCTTTATGAACTATCACTTTCTTAGCCAGGATTTTTTTATCTTTAACTGTGATATAACATACTTTGCAGTCTTTAACAACATGAGCCGCAGTTAAAAAATGATTATCGTCAATAGCCACAGCAGATCCACAAAACATCATATCTTGCTGATTATTTCCGCACACGCTTACAACATAATTAAAATCTTTACCATATTCTATATATCTATTATCTGGAGTAGAAGGATCGATAGTTCCTGCAAAAACACCACTAGCACAGAAGCATAGAATACAACCTACTAAGATTTTTAATAGTTTCATCTTATAGTCCTCCAAAAAGACCATAAGATAATACACTATTATCTGTTTTTTCGATTTCTTATCATTATTAAATAATTAACGACTTTTATAATACTTTCCTGTTTTTTACTAGAATCAGATAATTTATCGCCTTAACTATACCATCTAAATTATCTCCAAGTTTTCCTAAACCTTCATTACATTTACTACATAACCATCCTCTGAAACTATCATCAGAATGATCATGATCCAAACACCATTTGAAGGGAACTTTTCCACAAAGTTCACAAAATTCTGGTTTTGGTGGGGCAGTTTTATGTAATCCACTTCGTATCTTAGAATGTTTTTTAACACACTTTCTACATCTACTATCTAGATTATCTTTGTACATACTGTGTTTAGGAAAACTTTTAAGGTTTTTTCTTTCACCACAGTAGGTACAAATTTTTCTAGGCATTATGGAGATGGTAGGAGTTTAAGTGGAGGCGGCGGGTTCTGCCCCCGCGTGTTGTGATATTTCTAATTACATCTTCTACAAGTTTATTTTATTCATGAGTTAAATTGGATTACAGAATAAACAAGACTAATCCAATCTTACCAACTTCTCTTAACCTACAACCCGTTGGATATTGTAAGTGCAGAGGGATTTGACGACAGACTTTTGATCGCTACCCTCATTCGCAATCTCAGTCTGTTACTGCCCTTTTTTGTCAGGCAGCAAGTGCTAACTGATTTGTGCCAGTTAAAGCATTTGGTAGATTTTTATAGTGGCCTTTCCACCAACCACTACTTGCTAACATAATCTTCTATATCCAATCGATTCTATTTCGCCCCCTATTTTATAGTACACCTTTTACACTTATTGTCAACCGTCTTGTTAGACTCTACAGAATGTCTATATACTCCCATAACTATTCCGCTAGTAGTTCCCACATTTAGTGAACGTACACTACCATAATGAGGAATGGTCAAAATCACATTAGCACGATCTAAAATCAGATTTGATAATCCTTTGCTTTCTTCTCCAAAAATAAATATTGGCTCAAGAGCATTATAGAACTTGTAGTGGAAAAGATTAATGGTTTTGTCATCATACTCTGGAATATTATTTTCTATTGCAATAAGGGTTCGTCCAGAACATTGCAAAAGAAAAGACTCTTCGTCTTTATGGTGATATATAGGAGTATAATTATGTGTTCCTACGCTACCTCTTTTATCCCACTTCTTTTTGCCAACATAGTGTACACTTCTAAATCCAAAAAAGTTAGCATTACGAACCATTGTGCTAAGATTAAAGTCTCCATTTATATTAATCATAGCAACACTGGCTGGTATACTAGTGCTATGACAATAATTAGCAATATCTGGAATCTCTAGTTCTTTAAGACTATCTATCACATTCATTTTGAAGATCCAATAATTGTTTTTCCAAATTGGCTATTTCTTTATAAACTTCCACACATTTTACACAAAAGTCGGAACTAATATAGTCTCTAGCGTCTGCTATTTTATCCTTCAGACTTCTTATTCTTTCTTCTAGATTTTGATTTAGCATTTGGTTTTCTCTTTTCTTTGGCCCAGAATATCATTTCATTAGACTTATCATCCCAAGCACACTCTACCAAATCTTGAGCGGCCAGTTTTGCCAATCCAACATTATGAATCCAAATTGCAGTATTTTCAAAAATCTTTTCGTTAATATCTTCATCCAACAGAGGTCTATTTTCGTCATCAAAACCAACACACTCATTATTAACCAGATTAATTATTTGTTGTATGCTAACATAGTCATTCAAATTATCGTTATGGTTTTCGCTCAGACTTTTAGCGGCAGCATCCCTTATTTGGGTTGCATATCCTTCAAGATTAGTAATAGCATAAACTTCACTCATGATCTTCTCCAAGTTATATATATTTAGATACACCTTTGTCGTCAGAATCTTTGGCCTTATCAAGAAGCCTATCTATGGTATTTTGCATATTTTGATTACTTCTGGATAGCCACTTTTTATCTTCATAAAGAGCGGTAGTTATCTGAGGAATATAATGCTGGTATGCAACTTCAAACTCTTCTGGAAAATAATGTTTAAGAATTCTTTCTATATGAAAAAGACTATTAACAATCTGATCTCTATAGTCTAAGAGATTATTAATTTGATCTTTTTGTTCGTTGGTAAAACTCATACAGTTTGTTCCTTGTTTTTCAGTTTCATCAACTTATGCTTAGTTTTCCAAACATTAGTTTGCTTATCCTGAATATCCCCGCCCATATAAATATGGCAGAAACCTGAGTGTCTGTCAACTCCCCAAGCCAGAATACCATTTTCATCAATACTATCCACAACAAAACGACCTCTATAACCCATAGGAATAAAGTCACCCTTACTGAAAAAATATGGGCCACCCGCGACCTTAATTCTGTCACCCTTTACCAGTTCACGCCAATTGACCTTAGCAATAACCTTTGTATTCTTAGATTCTTTGCTCTTTGGCTTAAAAACAAAAATATGGTTACATTCAGGACAAGAATATGCTCTCGGGCCGATTTCAAAAGAACATGAGGGGCAAGACTTTTTTCCGCGTGGCATCTTTAGGTTTCCTGTTTAAAGTT